CAGTTCTGTTCGCGGTCGTAGTAATCATAGACATCCATCCCGAATTCATCGGGGTTCTCGTTGCCTATAGTCCACTCATCAAGCTCAAACTTGGGGTATTCTGCCCGTACTTCCTGCAACGTACGCCTGGTCTTGTAGCAAGCCCAATCCAACCCACGATGACCCATACTCCAGTAGGTATGGAGCGGGTCCCACGGCATCACGCTGGCATACGTCGTCCCATCTTCTTCCTTGGCAAACAAGGCCCTGCCGGCGTACCAACCACGTAAACACATGAACCACGCCAATTGTGCCTGCAATGGAGGCAACAATTGGTTACTCAATTCCTCGTCTACAGCACGCAACAAACCGATCAAGAACCGTTCTTTGTTATCGTTACGCTCCCGCTCCTGGAGCCGATCTCCACGATGAGGGACACGTAATACCATCCTATGAGCAGATATCCAACCGATGATCTTATCCGCATATGTCTGGGGAGCGTTGCTCGTGTAAGACTGATAACCCTCATCAGCCTCGAATGGGACTAGACGGTAGATATCATAGTCATCTTCCATCCGGTCACGCAAAGCTTCAGTCTCATCGGCGTGACGCTGGACAGCATTCATGATCTCGTCAGGATCGCAATCAGACTTAGCCATATATCATCACCAATGCCTAACCTTGATACTCTCACGATCACGTATGGACCCGTACCCGAACCGATCTACGATCCCGTATATCAAGGCTTTGACCCCGTGGTTGTACTTATCCTCAGGGGTCTGCCCCACTATATTACCATCACGGTCTGTCTTCCACTTGTATACCCGCGTCTGACCGTCAAAAGGGTTAGGAGATGCCCCTAACTCACTCAGTACACCCTCAGCTCTTGGTGATATCAGTATCTTTGGCTGACCAGAGAGCGGATCAGGCTTGAAGAAAGCCTTGAGACGCTCGGTGCCCTCGTTGATCCGCACACGCTGGCTCGCAAGATATAACCCGGTCTCCCTCATCCACACCTCAGCCGGCGCCGCCATAGCCTGATGCTGAGTACCAGCCACATCAATCGCCCCGTACTGTACGTCCTGCCACCACTCTCTAGCCTGACATACTCGGATAACTTCGTCAGTAACAAGTCCTCGCTCGTAGATCTCATCTATCACACGTATCTGCTCATCTACGATCTGGATCACCTCTACCGCATACGCCCCGGCATACCCGGGGTCCATCCACAGATGCACCGGTAGTCCAGGCTCATACTTGATATCCTCCAGATGCAGATCAGCACGAAACTCCGTAAAGACTAAACCAGTCGGTGGACATGGTATCCCCTCGATCCGCTCCAAGAAGAACTCGTCCGGACTGTTATCCTTCAACGCCTGGATCTCCGGATCCTCACGTCCGCCTGGATACAAGTGATGGTTACTCCAACTAGGCAACGCGAAACTCTGCTCATCCCCTGCACCCGCTAACCACGCCGTTGCTAACTGCGGGTACCACCCCAAAGACCCCTCCATGGTCCCACTCAAGAACATCCACCCCTTCCTGGGCGCCAGACGGCTCCGTATCCGGTAGAACGTCTCATGGTCCAACTGACTAGCCTCACAGCCCACAATCCCGTTCGGAGCCCTCATAGCCAACGTGCGAGGGTCCTTACCACTCTTCGTCTCGATCCGCGTCCCGTCCGCTAACACTATCCGCCCAGGATCAACACGCTTGGTAGACTCAGCAAGAACCCCCAACGCAGCGAAATCACTCACCAAGTAATCAAACTCAGCTCGTGTACGCTCATAGTCCGCTGCTACCAACCAGTACAGCCCAGGCCCCTCTGTATCCATGAACCGGCTCAGCAGATACTTGCTCGCCACCATACTCTTCCCTGCCTGCTCACCACCACTCACAAGCACATAACGCTTACGACACTCCAGGATCCCACGCTGCAACGGCGTAGGCTCGAACTCCACCTTATCGAATAAATAATCAACAACTGTAGGCGCAAGCGGCATCAGCCTATCTCCGTCGTACCCTCAGGTATGCTCCACCCACTGATCTCTGCCCCCATCTGACGCTTCAAGAAATCCTGCACAGCCCCATCCTTGACGTTAGTCAAGAAGATCGGCGTACGCTCCCCCACATACCCGCCAATGATGTTGAAGTTGAAATGCTCCAACGCATCCTCCTCACTGGTCCCGTCCGCCATCAAGATCTCCATCACCAGGTCCTGGTCATATGTAGCTATCGGACCCGAATTGAACTGCCACCCAAACCCCACGAACGCTGCATCAAACTCATCAATGAACAACGTACCCTCGAAATCATCCCACTGAGAAAAGTACTCACACAGCGTCCTGGGCTCCGCCGGCCGGCTAACTTCCTCTGCCATCCTGAGACCCCCTTTTACTGAAAAATGAACCGTCGAGGTTACCTACTAATATAACACCGTGCCTACTAAGCCGTGCCCTACCCCGGGCCGCCTGGGCGACGGAATCCCCCATCCGACCGACGAAACAACCTCGAAAATCGGGACCTGGGCCGACCGTCATTCGTCGCCCTGGTCGATGGGCTCAGGGCCCACCGGGCCCAGTGGGTCCGGATCCCTCCGGACCGAGAGCAGCTCTTGTGCCTGGGCTATCGCCCGGTCGGCGTCCGTCACAGTGGACGCGGACACCGGAGCCGTGGACGCGGACAGGGCCCGGAGCTCAGCTAGCGTCGTCCGAGCGTCCATAGGCTCGGGTGCCGTAGCCGGGCGGAAGCCGGGAACGTAGTGGTTCAAGAGGCTCAGGAGTAACACCGGAGATTGACCCGGGCGCAGACGCTGCACCAGAGACCACGAGAGAGCCAACAGCCGGTCAGCAAACGACTCCCGGGCCCCGTCCATCCTGGCAAGGAAGCCGAGCGTGTCACGCTGCCGCCAGTCGTTGACCGTACGCTTGCTTACTCCGGCCGCTTCGGCCGCGTGGACGATGCCCGGCGTCGTCTCCAGGGCCTCGAGGAAGCGGGTCTGTCTGTCCCAGACGGCCAAGTCTGTCATCGCTCTTTTTCTCTCCGGAGATGCTGCAGTGCTAGCAATCATCCGTCTCAGCTCGCTGCCCCGGTCGTCGACCTGGTCGACGTTGTCCTGGTCGACGTGGCCGAGTCCCGGGCGGACAAGGTCGAGCAGCTCGTTATCGGTGCCGCGATCTCTTTCTTTCTCTTCCATGGGCCCAGTTAACCACCAGGGCCCAGACAACACAAGGGCCCACAACGGAGGAGCTCAAGATTCAGGAAACGGACTACCGACCAAACAACCGACCCGACCCAGAACACCTGAAAGGAATTAAAACCCCTTTAAAACGGACGTCATGCACGCCTAACCCCTAAAATGGCGCCCATTTCAGGGCCCCGGGCCCGGTCGACGTCAACCACCAGGGCGGAGGGCCCGAAGCCCCCGGCGGAGGGCCCACCGGCCCAGACCACAGTACACAGCCACCGTTACCAGCTCACTACCGTTCACTGGTAACGGTTCCCTGAGTACAGTTAACAGTAACTGTATACAGTACCTATATATACGATTGAAACAGATTGAAACTCCGGGCCCGTTCTGCTACCGTGGAGACTCCGGCGAATTCAAGCACACAGGAGGCCCACAGATGGCGAACCCAGACCTACAGGCAGACGCTCGGAAGCCCTGGAGCCAGGTCGTCCAGGAATACGATATCCGGGAATGCGTGAGATGCACCGCCTTGATTGCCAACCATCGAGCGTATGGACGCCCACCCCAGCCCACCGACTCCACCCTATGCGAATGTTGCGAACCGGAGGCCAAATAATGTCACACCCAATCACCCTTAACCCCGGCGCACCCTCGGAGATGACCGCCGAACCCGGCGCGATCTCTATTCCGGACTTGTGGCACATCGCCCAGGAGCTCAAGGGCACCGGAGCCACCATTGTCGTCGACTTCACCGACGACGGAAAGCCCGTCGAGAAACTGGCCGGTGACTATGTCCTGGACTGTTGGCACCTGGCCCACGCTCTCCGCCGGTATCTCATCGACCACCAGGAGGCCCACGCATGACCAACGACACCCCCATTCCCTACCAGGTGACCGCCAAAGGGCGCGACTTCCTGAGTCGCGCCCCGGTCGACGTTCCCGGCACCGGTGTCCAGTTTGGCGACCGCTGGGTTGCCCTGGTACCGGCCGCGTACGAGCTGCAATGCTCGTGTGGGCACCAGCGATTGAATGTCCAGCTCGGCGACTTCGAGACCGGGCCCGGCGGAGTTTACCTGTGGGACTGCCCATCCTGTGACACCCGAATAGAGTTCGACGGAAACGACATCCAGCTAGCTTGACCGGTTCCGCCTCTGGGCCCATCCACCAGGGCGGGCCCAGTCCGGAGCCGGTCAACCTACCGGTTGACCAGCTTACACACACACACAGGAGGCCATACCATGGGCCAAGAACACCCGACCCAGTGGGAGATACCCACAACCACGGACACCACGTACAACGGCTGGAAGAACCGCCCGACCTGGTGCGTCACGTTGTGGC